CCATCGTCTCGCCGTCCTGATACCGCTGGATCGCCTCCAGTAGATCCCAGTTGTCCAGCACGTTCTCGTCCAGCTCATACGCAAAGCCGCTCTCGGTCGTTCCTTTCAGCATGTGCGCCTCCCGTTACTTGCCGATGTACTCGGTGTGGGTCTTGCCGGTGGAATCCGGCGTGGCGGTCAAGGTCAGCTGGTAGCCGATGGCGTCCGTGCCGGTGTAGGCGATCTCGCCCAGGCCGGTCAGCTTCGCCTCGGGGATCACGATGCGCTTGGCGTAGCCGCCCAGCGTGATCATGTCCACCACCCACGCGCCGGCCTCCGGTTCGGTGTCGCTCACGTTTACGGTCAGGCCGGTGTCCAGGTCGCCGGTCACGGCGGCGGAGCCGTGCACGGTCTTCAGCACGTCGGGGTTCAGGCTTTCGATCAGCGTCAGGCCGAAGGTGTCCGCGAACTCGGTCTGCGGCGTGGCCACGGTGGTGCCGCCCCAGTCCTTGATGCTGCCGTAGGTGCGGGCGATGTTGTTGGTCAGGCCCGCGTCCGAGACGTAGCCCAGGCAGATAAACGCCTTGTCCAGCTCGGCCTTGTGGTCGGTGGGCAGGGTAGAGCCCAGCGGCGCGCGGTACACCGCGCCGCCCGTCTTGGGCTTGCCGGTGCTCACATAAGATGCAGTGTTGCCCATTATGCTTCATCCTCCTTGTAGTAGATGTCAAACACCGCCTGATAGCGGTGCGCTTTGGTTTGTGTGTCGTCGTAGGAATAGTCGCTGTTCAAATTCACGGTTTCCGGCTGCATGGCCAGCAGCGCGGTTTTCACGCGGCGGTTCAGCCGCGCGGCTTCCAGCGTGCTTTCGGCGTAGGATTGCACCGTGACCAGCGCGTGGTCGATCCGGTTCGATTGCGATCCGCCGTTGCGCATCACCACGCAAAAGCGGGCGGGCGGCCGCTCGGGCCGCTCGGCGGCCACCGGCACGTCCAGCGCCTCGGCCAGATATTGCACAATGCGTTCTTCGATCATACTCATAACAGGGCTCCTAACAGGGTGTTGTTCGCGGCGTTGTCACGCGCCGCTTCGGCGGTGTCGGTGGCCACAGTCGCCACCGCGCGGGTCTGCGCCATATAGACTTCGGCTTCATAGCCTGCCCCGGCGCGCGCGGCGATGGCGTCCGCCTTCTCTTGCAGCAGCGCCTGCATTTCAGCGCCGATCAGCAGCTCGCGCACGCCGTCGCGGTTCAGCTCAAATGTAAAATTACGCATTTGTGTATCACCTGTCAGGTTACTCGTAGCGCTCCACCTGCACGGTCAGGTTCCAGTCCAGCGCAGCGGGCACGAGGTGCGGCGGATAGCGGAGCGGCGCGCCGTACACCTGCCAGCGTTTGCCCCAGAACTCCACCTCGCCGCCTTCCCAGACGTGGGTGTCGCCCTTGGGCACGTACAGCGTGCAGGCCTCGTGCCGCCCGTGCAGCGTGTTGGTGCTCACCACGGCGTCCCCCGCCACAGGCGCGATCAGCACGTTGTCGACCGTCACAGCGGCCGCCTCATCATACACGGGCACGGGCACGCCCAGCGCGTCGGTGCCGCTTTCGGTGTGCTCGTAGAGGGTCACGGGTTCGCCTTTAATCATCGCCATAAAAGTCCACCACCCCGTATCTCTGCCGCTTGAGGCCCAGCTCTTTCAGGTCGTTCTGGTAGATCAGCACATCCCGCGTGGGGTTCGCGTAAGTGCTGCTTACCGTGTACGGCCCGGCGGTCTGGCTGGCCTGGCTGATCAGATCCCCGCTGGTGGAGGTCAGCAGCGTGCGGGAAAGCACGTTCACCGTGACCAGCTTCACCACGTTCGCATACGCTGCGCTGGCGGCGGCCATCTCATCCAGATCTTTCCCGGCGCGGCGTGCGTGTTCGCGCAGCGCGTCCGAGATCACCGGCAGCAGCGCCTCGGCGCGGGTGGTCTCCTCGGCGGTCAGCGGCCGCCAGAGCGCGGCCAGATCGTCCACGGTCGCAAAACTATTTGCCATTTGCGTTCACCGCCTTTTTGGGCTTCGCCTTGCGCGTTTCGGGCGCAGTAGAAAGGGGCGGCTGCGCCGCTGCCGATGCTTTAAGCTCCACAGCGACCCAGTCCGCCCCGGTCACTTCGCTCTCGCTCGAAAAGACAAAGCCGGTCTTCCGGTTCCGGTATTCCATACGCTTACGCGATCACGCGCGCGAAGGAATCCGGGTCGAAGATGGCCCAGCCGATGTACGCTTCGCAGCGCAGATACACCTGATTGTGGCCCTTCAGGTCGTTGCCGGTATTGTCCGGGTCGCCGTACTCGATCACATCCATCCAGACTTCCTTGCCGTAGCCCCACTTGAACATGTTCGCGAAGTCGCCCACCAGCGCCTGATCCACCGCGGAACCATCCACGGCCGCGGACACGGTCTTGTTGATCTCCAGCGTGTTGGTGCCCAGATTCGCGGGCTTGCCGCCGAACATAAACTCGGGATACAGCTTGTTGCCCTCGCTATCGACGCGCGCGGCCAGAGCGGTGCGCACGGTGGGGGAGATAACGATGCCGCTGGTGTCGCCGTCCGCGCCTTCCACCAGCGCGATCGCGGCCTCGAGATTGTCATCCGGCTTGGTGGCGTCGAACTTCACAGTCTGGGTGACCTTGGCGTCAAAATTATTGTCGCCGATCACGGCGCTGGCCGTGCCGGTGCGCGGGTTGATGCCATGCATGGCCATCTTATCCAGGCCCGCCGCCAGCTTCTTGGCGAAGCCGTCGTTGAAGGCGGAGAGGATGTCCACCTTCTCCTCCTCGCTGGCGATCATGAACTCATCCGAGACGCGCGCGCCATATTCCACCTTGATGGGCACCATGGTGATGGGCTCCAGCGTAAAGCCGCCGTGGGTCTTCTTGCCGTTCTCGGCCACCACGTCGATGTCGGAATCCAGGCTGAACACGAATTCCTTGTTGCCGTTGAAGGCGACCGGGATCTGCGGGGACAGCGCGGCCAGAGAGCTGCGGCCCTTGGCCTTGGTGATCAGGTCAGAGATCAGGTGCGCGTCAAACAAAGTGCGAGATACTGCCATAAGAATGCTCCTTTCAAAAGCTCAAAATAAAACTTACTTGCTGCCAAGGCTCTGCGCCAGCTTGCGCATGGCGGCGCGCGAGGCGTCGCCGGTGGCTACCTTTTCGTCGGGCGTGAAATCCGGGCTGGGCTTCCGGCTGCCCATCAGGTTTTTCAGCGCGGAGGCCGAGGCCTTGATCTCGTCCTCCGTGTCGCCCTTCAAAAAGTCGATCGCGTCGTACGACAGGCCCTCTTCGTGCGCGATGCGCGCCCGGTTGGCGCGCGTTTGGTAAGTTTTGAGCTGCGCGTCCCGGTCGGCCAGTTCCTTGTCGTGGGCGGCCTGCTTTTTGGCGGCGGCGTCCAGCGAGGCGGTCAGGTCGGCGATCTGCTTGTCGTACTTGCTTTTCACATCTTCGGGGCTGACGAAGCCTTCGTACTTCTTCGCCCACTTCTCATCGTTGCGCGCAAGGCGCTCTTTGACCATGGAATCGAACTGCTCCTGCGATGTGATCGGGGTAAACTCTGCCATAAAAAATCCTCCCATTTTGCCGCATGGTTGCGTAAATATAAGACAGCACCGCAGAATTATGCGGTGCTGTCATAATTAAGGCAAAATGCCTTAATACCGAATTTGTTGCCGCTTTCTGGCCTTGTTCTGGCTGCACAGCCAATAGGCCAGAATGGCCGAATCCATCAGCGAGATGTCCACGCCCTCGCGGCAGCTGCGGTAGCCAAAGCCGCCGGATGTGCCGATCGTGCGTTTTTCGCTGTTGGTCACGGCCTGCGTTAAGCTGGGCTGGCCCATGTGGCGCAGCCCGTCGCCGAACACCGCCGCCTCAAACGCGGCGTTCGCGGCGATGATCTCTTTCACGGTGGGGAAGAGCGGCTTTTTGCGCACGCCCGCGTCGTGCATCTCGGCGGCGAGCAGCTGCTGGCCGGACGCGCCGTCCACCACCACGCCGCCGAGGCCCTTGCAGCTTTTGAAAAAAGCCGCCAGCCAGGCGTTGCCGTCCCGCACCGGGCGGCAATCGATCGCCTCCACAAAGATGCGCTCGCCCTTGCCCTCGCCTTTGCCCTCGTCAATATGCACGGCGATGGAAAGCGAGACGTTTTCGCCGTCGGTGCCGTACTTCACGCCCGCGTACAGCTTGCCGGTCAGCGGCGGCAGCTTGGCGGGGCGCAGGGCCAGCCACTCGTTTTCCGTGATGGCCGACTTCTGGTTGTACGCCAGCCAGAGGCCGAGGCGCTGGATGTTAAAATCGACTTCGTCGCTGCCGATCTCGTCCAGCACCTTGCGCTCGGTCAAGATCGTGCCCATGCTGGGGTTGCACTCGTACCACAATGCGCGGTCGTGCACGTCGCTCTGTTTTTCCACGCTCCACTCCGCCCAGCCGCTGTTCTCGCTCTGGCCGAACAGCACCTGCTCGCGGTATTTCTGGAACACCGTGCCGGTGCTCACCGCCGTGGGCGGCGTGCCGCACAGCACGGTCTGCGGGTTTTTGGAGTCGGAGACGACGTACTTCAGGCTGCTCTCCTGGTCGTCTTGGTACTCCTGCGCCTCGTCGATCACAAGCAGGTCGAAGCCCTCGCCCAGGCCGCCCTTGGAGGTACGGGTGCGAAAGCTGGCCGTGCCCTCCGAGCCGTCCAGCAGGGTGATTTTCTCCAGGCCGAATTGCTTGGAGAACATATAGTGCTGCGCGTAAGCTTCGTCTTTCTTGACGCGCTGCACTTCCTGCCAGCCCATGTCATTCAAAAAGCGCGCCAGCCGCTGCGCCGCCGAGGAAGAAGTCGTGGTGCGGTGCGCGGTGTGCAGGATGTGCTCGCCGTGCATCAGGCCCCACAGCTCCCGGATGGCCACCACCTCGTTTTTGCCGTTGCGGCGGGGCACCGAGTAGCCCCATTTGGTGTGCACGAACAGCCCGCCGTCGTCCACGGCCAGCATATCGTACAGCAGATTGGCCTGCCACTCCT